GCATCTTGACCCGGCGCTTGCCCAGCGACTTAGAGAATGCGCCACGGGCGACGACATCCATTCCCTGATCGACCACGCCAAAGACGGATGCGTAACCCTCGAAAACGCCATCATTGTCCGGTTCGCGCTTCAATTCGAGAGCGACTGACTGGTGCTTCATTACTTTCGGCCTTTCGCGCCAGATCGAATTGCAGACTGCGTAACGCTGATCTGCATCCGGGAAGTCTGCAACAGATTCATCATCGCCCATACAACGGTCAAGAAAATCATCACGGCCTTCGTCTGTGTGCGGCTTAGGCATTATCTATATCCAACGATAATATAAATTCCCCAATATATCCAGCTGCCAATATTTTCTCATCCTCACTAAGCAAGTCAATAAGATTGTCAGCCAATGCAAATCGTTCACTAGGCGGGGCTTGTGTGATCTTTTCTAAAAGCTCTAGAAGTGTCATCTGCGGTCTCCCTTCTGAAATACTTTCAGAAGTTCTGGATGAATGCGATAGTACTGGTTCTTGTCATCGCTCATATACAGCGAAAAAGATTCCGCGACATATTCTCTATTGTTTGAATTTGCATATTCGGACAGAAGATTTCCCCATCCTTTTTGTAGCGGCTGATACTGAGTTAGAAAGTTATCTATTTTTGCACCCATATTCCGATCCACAAGATGCAAAACATGACCATATTCATGATCTGTAAGACCGATGATTTTGTTTTTAGGATTCATTAAGCCTGAAATAGTCCAAGAATATTCTCCAGACTCCAACCGCGAGAACCTTTGAGCAACATCCGCATCTAAATTAGGCAAAGATTCCAATCGCAACTGTGCGCGAGTTTTGTAAAGATTAGCATTTGAGACAGTCACAGTGTGCTGTTTTTGATAGTCGATTAAGTTTCCAAACTTTGTAGGCATATGGAATATGCCAAATCTCTCATCTCCACGCTCCCAGCTATAGATAGCCGCATTTGCGTTCTTAACTGTACCTTTAACTCCAAACCGAGAAACAGGTCCAACACCTTCAATGGGCTTAACATCGAATCTTTTATGAATTTCTGCGGCTCTTTTTGCAAATTGCCGCAATGCTAGGATATTCAAACCATCAATTTTAGCCGCTTTAGATATAAGGTTTGAAACAATATATTCAGCAATTCCTTTTAACGTCGTTGGAACAATAGGGATTTGAATACCTACGTCACTTTGCACGATAGGTTCAGCAACATTTGGAACTGACAATAAAGCCTCAAGATCGACCTTGAACGCGAGAGTGCACCTGCAATTAATTACGTTTCCCTCAGAGCCAGATGGATCGCCGGGATATTGTAAAAGGTTGCGTTGGCCTTTGACAGATTCAAACGCAAAACTTTCATCCATGCCGACTGTGGTGCCGTCATAGTTGAGGTGGTCCCATTGGTCTTCTCTCTCGAATGCTCTCGTTCTATGGTCCTGCGTGGAGAGCCATTCTTTTTTAGCAGGCAGGCCTGTTCTTTTAGCCGCTTCGAAAGCCCCAAAATTAGCTGCACCATGAATTTCTGTGCGTGCAATTCTGTTTGCGCGTGATTGCGAAACTCTTGTTCCTGACTCTATTATAAGATTTCCAATGGCTTTTTGATCTAAACCCTCTAAATATCCGCGCGCTATAGCCTTGATGATGCTGTTTTGCGTTGTCTCAACAACGCCCTGTATCCTCTTGCGGATAAATTCTTGTCCTATATATCGAAGCGCCTCACGCAACATTGTCTCTGCAAAGTCTTCCTTGCGTTCTAAAGCAAGGCCGATTGACTTCCCTTGCTGCCAGATGCGCACGCCAAACGAAGTTGCGGCAGCAACAGCCATCTGGCGATAAATGTCCTCGATCTGAGATCGGAACCCTCGCGGAAGTGTAACTTCATTAGTCACAATCCAGCGATCTACCATATCCACAATAGCCTGATAGATTTCTGTGGATAACTTAGGGACGAATTGATTTTCGAGCCGCTGCATGAGCGCGGTCTGCCTTCGCCATTCCCGCGAACGGTCCTGATCGAGCAAATAGCGAGGCATCATTCACCGTCGATCTGAGCGGCCATTCTTTTCGCCCAAGCCCTGCCGGGATCGCCGCCCCACAATGCCCAAGCGATCCGGCCAGCAGACGGGTATCCCTCTTCATCTGGCGACCAGCCTTGGCCCTGTTTATCGACTTCATGGCGGGCGAAGTAGGAAACCATCCGCTTGATCGTGTCATCGGAAAGGTTGGCGCGGTTCGAAATGTCCCGCGCGCGTGCTACGCCGATCTCCGTTCCGCCCCTACCAAACTCTTTACGCCATGCCAGACCGCGTTCGGCCTCGCGCGCCATCTCGGTTGTCGGTTTGTGGCCTTCTGCTTTCTGCTCGATCCCATAAGCAAGAGCCGCCCAGTCCTTCGGCGTCAGTTCAGCATCGGTGGGCGAGCCCAGCGGAATTTGCGAAGCGTTGACGAGGATCACATCACCGCCAAGGATTGGCTCATAGCCTTTCATAGCGCGGCGTTCGTTGATGGTTAGATCGTTGGATGCATCCGCCATCTGCCAAAGCTGTTGGCGCTTTTCCGCAATCGCCGGGATGTCATCAATATCGGCGCGGATGGTGACACCATAAGGCGCAGCCAGCCAGTTATTCCAATCGTTCAGGATCGTGTTCATCAATGGGAGTACGGTGTCTTCCCAGAACGCAAGGCGGGCTTCTTTGTAGTTCGAATAGGTATTGTCGCCGGGGATATTCAGCAGCAATGGAGGCACGCCAAACGCAAGAGCGACATCACGCGCTGCGCTGAACTTTGCCTCGATGATGCCCATGTCTGTCGGGCTCAAGCCCATCTGACGCCAATCAAGCCCGCCTTCAAGAAGCATGGGGCGACCAGCGTTGCGACTTCCTGAATATTGCTCTTCGATCTGTGCTTTCAGGCGGTTGAAGTTGTCATCCGAGAGGCTCCCACCATCCTTGATAACAAGAGCGCCAGAAGGTCGCGCGCTGTTCTGCAGAAGCGCCTGCAACCACGCCATGCTTTCGTTCAACTGATCGATGGCGTATGCGCCAGCCTCAACAGGGCTCAGGCCGTACCAGTCATCAACAGGGTTGAACATCTTCAGGTGGCGAACATCGCTATCTAGCGTGCGCGGGTCTACCTCCCATCGAACGGTGCGCCCTGCGACTGTGTAGATGTAAGCCGATGGCACGCCATTATTCGAAGGCATGATCTTCATGCGATCCGGGCGAAGCTGATAAAGCTCGCGGACCTCTTGGCCGATCTTAACGCGCTCTTCGTAGCCATTGCCTGCGATCAATAGATAGCCAATCTTGGCCGTCATATAATCCGCGCCGGATTGCATCGGGTTCGGGCGATCCAGAAGGCTGATAAGCGGATGTGCCGTTAGTTCTTGCTCGCCACGAAAGACAAGCAGCTTCACGGAGGAAATAGCTTCCGCGATTTTGTTGATCGACTGGTAGGCGACGACGTTCTTGCCGTATGCCTCGCGTGCAAACTGTTCGTAATTGCGCGGTGACCAAACAGGCTGGCCGGGGTTAGTCACGATGATCTTTGAGGCTGCGCTTTCTTTCACCTCACGCCCGCGAAACATTTTTAGAAAATCCATTGATGCCTCACAAAGCGCGGATAGCAGGCGCGGCTGGCGCTGCCAGAATGTCACTGATGGCAGACATTGCAGCGTCGATCATGTCATCATGCGCCGCGTTTGGAAACAATGCCGCCTCGCTGAGAAAATCCGCCAATCCCGGCAGATTACGCATAATTAACACGTTCCCGGACTGGACGAAAGGCGCGGTGTCAAACGCCCGTGAAACCTTGTCACGATCACGCTGGATGCCGAGCATCGGAATGCCTTCACGCTTGAGTTTCTGGATCAGCCCCGTCCCGCTGACTTTATCCTCGACCTTGAAGGCTCGCAGCGTCCCCTGATTGTCAGTCGCCTTATGCTTTGCCCAGAAAGCGCGGGCCATCGTTTCCAGTTCCGGGGCTTCCCACTTGCCGCGCACCATGTCGAGTAGGACGGCCTGCCCATTTACGGTTCGCCCCCAGCATTGCATGACGGAGAAATCGTTTTGTTCTTTCGTCTTCTGCGCCGTGTCGGCGTAGATCGTGCGCCAGAGGATCGGCGGCGCGGCCTCTGCCATCTGCCACCACGCGTCCTTGAAAATGCCGCCGCCGAGAGGGGCAGGGCTTTGCTGTAGCTGCCCGGCAACAGCATAGGAGCCTAGTGACCTTTCCAATTCTTGCACTTGCTTTTCGGGGAATCGATCCGGGAACATCAATTCGCCATCGATCAACCTTGGGTCCACCCAGCCAATACCGTTAGCCTTCTTTCCGCCGGGCTCGTATCGCATAGGAATGCACAAATGCTCATAACCAAGCTCCAGCGCAACGGATGACACATCACCTTCGTTTAGACGCTGCATGATAATGACGATTGCGGAATGCTCGTTATTGACGCGCGAAGGAAGTGCCTCGCGGAATGTTGTAATCCCACTTTTAAGGCGCGCGATACTATTTGCATCATCGACTGAATGCGGGTCGTCAATGATAACCCGATCTCCACGAGAGCCAGTCATCCCCTCAAATGCCATCGCTTCTCGGAAACCTGTTTTAATGTTTTCAAATTTGGTCTTGGCGTTTTGGTCTCCAGTAAGCTCTACAGGCCATCGCTCTTGATACCACTGCGACTGTATAAGCCTGCGGCATTTCAAATTATCGCGAACGGCCAAATCTTGTTTGTGCGCCGTTCCAAGGTAGCGCAATTCTTGCGCTCCGCGCGGTCCCCACTCCCAAGCAGGCCAGATAACTCCGGTCAGAAGTGATTTCATTGAGCCGGGTGGCACATTCATCAACAATCTTTTTATCTGCCCATAGCTAACAGCCTCTAGATGCTCGCAAATAGCGTCTAAAGCCCAACCCCACTTTAGGTTTGTAGCAGGCTCAAGAACAGGCCAAGACTGCTTAGCAAACTCTGCAAGCGATCTTCGACATAGTTCAACCTCTATGCTTCTCAGGTCATTCTGACTTAAAAGCATTTGCTGCGCTGATGATTTCTTTAAGCGTCTCAGTAGAAAGCTTGGACGCATCAAGCGCTGGTTTTGGCGTCATTGATCCATCCTCGCTGGATATATCAATCGCAGCCTTCGGCCCTCCAAAAGCCCGATCCTCGCTGTCTTTCATAAGCTTAAGCATATCACCGCCGGAAAGGATTGCGGCGATTTCATCATGAGACTTCTCGCCAAGAACGTGAACCAAGGCCGCGAGCATTTTGTTGCGCGCCTCAGTTGCCAGCGTTCCATTGGCATACTCAAGTTCTTTTTGCCGCGCGGTTTTGCCCATCGGGTTGCTACGCGACCCTCCGAACCGTGTCTCGGGTGATGGATTTTTGTTGCCCATTTAAATATCCTGATAAGGAATTTTCACAGTTCACC